GGATGCACCATAGATTTACCCCAATTTTGCACACGCTTCATAATGCCTTTACCACTACACCCTGTACCATGTACATATAATACATCATCATGTACAAATTGCTCTTCAAAATTCCAACCTGGGCAACCTAACACCTCGTTAAAGTCCCTAATCCAACGCTTATCTATACCACCATCCTCTGCTTTACGGTGTACAATTAAATCATGGTTGCCAATCGTAACATCTACCTTGCTAAATGCCCTATTCCAATCTTGCATTTGATCTATAGCCATGTCTAATTCATACTTTGCACCATGTGTATTAGTGTCAGTATGATGAAAACTAGCAAAATGACTATCTATTACATCACCTGTTGCACTAAAAGCTGTACAATTATACAACTCTGCTATGTGTTGGCAATGCTCTAAATATTTAGGGTGTGTGTATGGTAGGTGTATATCACCTATAATTAGCCGATTTACTTTAGGTTTGCGTAAATCTTTGAGTATTGTTATTTCGTGTGGTTTTAATCTAAATCTATTTGTTGCCATGCTTTATTTTTTCTAACCCCCTAGAACCGAAATAAGCACCTATAACTGTAATTAGCACAATTTGTAATAAATCTACCCACTTGTCATGCACCACAAATTCTATTGCACCTGCATCAATAAATATAAGTAATGTTGTTGCTACTACTAACCATGCTAAAACTAATGGGCGTATTGATTTGGTTAACCAATTACCCTGCATGTCAGCTTCCCAACGCTTTGTTACCTCTTGCTCTATAATTGCTTGATGCTCATTTACAATTTCTTGTAACTTATTTTTGAGAGTTAATTTCTCTTCCTTCGAAGATACAACTTCATCTATTATACCCTCTGCGTTTGAAAAAAGTTTTGAAAAGAGTGATGTTAATAAAGCCATAATGCATTTGGTTTTTCGTTATCACTATCACAATGCACAAAGGTTTTACCTATGCCAACCCTTCTAAAACCTGCTTGTATTAGTGCTGCAACAATCTTTGACCTGTCTACTGAATTATTACAATGTATATCTGCTGCACAACCCTTGATGTGACTGCTAGTATTTTTTGATCCTATACTACGATTATGAGCAATAGTTCGCATACCACTATTTATTTTAAATGGTATACCTGCTATATCTCTTGCATTGTCTAACATAGCTAAAAAGTCACTACACATATCATTACCACTACCAGGTAAATCAGGGCTATCAAACTCGCTATGTGTAAAATACCTCATTTCTTACTTTTAATAAATTCTAGTATAGTATCTATTTTGCTTTTTACATACTGCATATCTTTTGCAGCGTTTTGGTGATGATTTGAAAATTCGTTTTTCACCTCGTAAATTGAAAAAACAAAAAATTTGTAAAGTGCGTAACAACTACCTAACAATAAAACCAATGTTATACCATAGGTTTCTACTAATTTTAAAACCTCCTCCATTACAACTTACAATATTCGCATTTACCAAAACATACTTTCTTAAATGTAGCGTAGTATAACAATACACAAACTACTGCCTTAATCTTATCTATCATTTTTGCAACTTTTAATTGTGGCTAATTCTTTTTCTAATTCTACTATTCTATCTTCACACTCATTGATCACCTTAATTTTTTTTTCAAGGCGTTTCTCTAATACTAAAATATCTTCATCAAGCTGTGCAATTTGGCTATAAGCTATACCCATTGTAAAGATAATACCAACTATCCAAATAATATTACCAACGCTTAATGTTAAGTCCTTTTGTATCATCTACCTTGACCTCTATACTTCTTTTTGTAACCTGATTGCCCTTTAGAAGCGTTTTTAGAGTGTTTTCTACGCTTTACTTTAGGTTTTGATACAAAACTACTCGCTACCTTTCTTGCCATTCTTATAGTCAATAAATCTTTGTGCTGTATAAAGTATAGATAGTGACAATAATACTATTTGTAGTATTTGCTCTACCTCTGTAAAACTGATAAAAAGCGTAACGCTATTTAACCCTAGTACATCTGCGTTTTGTGATAGTAGGTTTTTCATTTTTTTTTTCTAAATATGCTTTTAGCTTTCTAATATTTTTAACTTTAGGTTTATACATTAGTCAATACTAATATCAGGTGTTAAAAAATCATCTAATGTAATACCTCTTCTTTTAGGTACTACTTCTAAATTCATACCACTATAGTAGTTTTGTTTAGTAGGTGATATATCCTCATTAGTATTTGTGTTGTATTCAGGAAATAACGAGGTGTTATGTCTAACATAATCAATTAACCTTTCAGTATACCATTCTGCTGTATTACGCACAACCTCACGCAAATAATTTAATTCATCTAAACCTGCGTTTTCGCTTTGCTCACTTGTTTTACGAACTATGTTTTTATTCATAATCTTGTAACCCAGGAACGGTATACACTCGTATAATGTCCAATGCACTAACGCATCTTGTATATAATCTTCTACAAGCGTTTGATAGTTACCTGTTAGTGATGATCCTGTAATATCACTTTGTAGCTTATTATATAAATCAGTACCTAATTTAGGGTGTATATGTATATCTTGTGCAACTTTCATATAAGGTCGCAACAATTCTACATCTACATTACCGTTTATAGTAGTAGATTTTTTTAGTTTGTTTTCTGATATAAATAATACTGCCATTTTTTACGAATTAAAATATGTTATACATTGATTTAATTTTGCTAACATATTGTGCTACTTCTTTAGTTCCTGCCTCTGCAGATACAATTTTATTGAGTATTTCTTTTGGCAATTCTATACCTAAATCTTTTGCAGATGCTTGTAAATCACTACCTAATTTTACAACTTTTTTATAGTTTTCTTCTATTTTATTATATTCAACTTCTGCTTTTCTTAAATCATCTATTAAATTAGTTGATACTTTAGTGTCAGCATCTAATGTCTTTTCAAATGCTTTTTCAAAATCAGATATTGCATTTAACTCTACTTTTTTAGGTGTAGCAACTTTTTCTAGGTTAGCATCTTTAAACATTTGTCCTAATGCTATTTGTATTTTCTTGTTAAAATTCATGTCTTTAGCTTTTATATCCTCTATTTTTTCTATCTATCGGTGCAACTGGCACTAATTGCTCGTTTGCCTCTGGCTTAAACCCCTGGCTTCTTGCCTTTGTTGTTGTTATTACTTTATCCGTATTTATATTTGGTTTACCCTCGCCAAACTTTCGGAAATATATTCTTCTATACCATCTATGATGACAATTTGCACCACCTTTGTGTAACCAAATGTTGTAAATGCCTGATTTGTTGCCACTTAACTCTGGGTTTGCTTGTATGCTTGACAATGAGTGTGCCTGTCCAATAATATCTTCTTTGCGATATACTTTGTTAGCAGACATCATTTTTTTACAAAACTCCCTTTCACCTGTATCAGATTTAGATTTGCCTGTATAAACATACCTTACTCTATATAGGTTAAGGTTTTTATCAAAACCATCTTGCTCACTTTTCCTTTCTGCCCTTGATGTGCCTGTTCTAGCTAAATGTAGTTTTTGTAGGTTATATTCAAAATCAAAATCTTCATGCTCATCTGCTGCATCATCTTCATCAATCATTTCCCAATTTTCTAAATCTTCATCTTCACCATAGTTAGCTAAAAAGTGATCTAGTGCTGATTGCTCTGAAAACCTACTATTAACCTCTTCTGCTTGCTCTAATGGCTTGTAACCTAATTGCTCTCTAATCTCATCTTGTGTCAATACATCAGTTAATACATCAGCATCAAACATACTTGACAATGGCGATATCTCGCTTAATGATATAGGCAGGTTTATATTATTGCAATCTAACACCATTTTAAGACCTTTTAAAGCAATATCCTTCATAGGGTTGATGACTGTGTTAGAAAACAACTCATAAGCTGTTAAAAGCTCATTTCTACCACCTAACTGCCCCTCGGTTTTTACACCTAATAACATAGGTGATGTAACTCTATGCCCAATCATTATATTTTGTATACACAATTCGTTTAATACTGTGTATTGTTTATCAGCATCACTTAACGATATAGGTTGTAATTGTGGTGCATTATTAGCATCATCTGAAAAAGTTAATACAAACTTACCTGCATTACCTGCACCATTGAATTTTTCTTTAATTTGATGTTCTATTTTGTGCCTTTCTTCTTGTGTAGGTATACCATTGTTAAAGTTTATCCAAAAGCTAGGTGAAAACCCATTAGTAATATTAGACAAATGAAACTCTGATGTTAGGTGATCCGTTAAAATCCAATTTGTAGATGAAAGGTAATCAGGTGTAAAATATGCTTCCATACCTGGCGAATAAATACCACAATAAATAATTTGTGATGGCTCACTTCTATCTAATTTATTGTATGCTGCTACTCTTCTTGGTGTATACTCTTTTTTTCTATAGTTACCCCAATCACTAGACACATAGTATTCATCTACTAAACCACTTTCATTTTTTCTACCTACACGCACTTGCTCTACAGGTATGTGATGCATTTCTGCAATCTTGCTTTTATCTTTACTCCAAATAATATTTATAGCGTATGCACCAAATAATTTTAAATCAAAAGATAATTTAGTAACTAATTCGTGTGCTGTTTCACCGTTTCTATTTACACTAGCTAAAAACTTTTTTAATTGTACAAATGCTGACAAATTACCACCATCCTCTTCTATAAGTATTTCACCCCCTGCTATCATAGCACTTGATGCGTTTACTATTGCCGAGTGTGTAGCACTAGAATTATATATATCTATAAGAAAGTTAGGGTACATATTTTTGTACTCACCATCACCATACGAAACCCAATCATTAGCAGCGTTTTCCGTAATTTTAGGTGCTGTCTGCTGTTGTAGATATACTTGTAATAATCTATTTTTATCCATAATTAAAGTGTTATGCTGTTTCTATCAGCTATATCATTACGCACATTAGTAGCATCACCACTAGAAATTAGTTTATTAAATACTACAACCTCTGCTATATTTGCAGAACTTAAACCATTTGAGTGTGCAGATATTTGATTAACCTCAAAAGTTCCTGCTTGACTACTAGCTGTACCCACTTGAGTACCATTTTTAAATACTGTAATGTTATTGGAACTATCTCTTTTAACTTCAAAAATCGCTAAATCAGTCCCAAATGCTGTTGACATTGTAATATCAGTTTGATTGGATGCAGTATTGTGTCTTAATCTAAAAGTAGTGTCACCACCTTGTCCAAGTCGCATAAATGATGTACTACTATTTGTGCTACTTAAAAATGTTTCATTGCTTTGCTCTGATAAGTCAATAGCCATTAAAACATAATATGCACCTGTTAAATCAACTTGTGTAGCAAATTCTAAATGGTCGTTTGCACCTGCATCAGTTCTATAAAAACCACTACTAAAAGCACCCTCATGATCATCATTAGTTTGACTTGCATGATTTTCATTTGTACTTTGATCGTTCCACCTAATACCATCAGTAATGTTTCCTTGACCTGTGTTAAATGCTAACCAAATTTGTGGACTTAAATCGTTAATATTAAAAGCACCCATACCCTCAAGGTTTTCACGCCTAGAATTGATGCCCATAGTTAGTGCTAACTTCATATCTTAATTATGATATCCTCTC